CTGGAGCATGAAATGTCAACACCGCACCTGTAGCGGTGACTGGACATGAGCCTGTAATGGTGGGTGAGGTACCGAAGGGAGCTGTTTTGGACAGATCCGATGTATCACCGACGATGTAGAGTGCTGGGCAACACGTGGGTTGTGGAATGGTTAATTCAATCTCATAGTTGATGAAGAGCTCACCGACTACGGCAGTGTCGGAGGTGTTGGAAACACCAACGAGAAACTTGCCGTAATCGTAGGTCTTGAGATCTGACCCAATGACAGTCCCGTTGCGGGTGAAGAGGTCTGGACCGGCTGGAACAGACAGGGTTGTCCCCGTCCACACGGAGCCCTCGCTGGCTCCCTTGTATGAAAACAGGTCCGCTTTTGTCTCTGGATCGCTGTCAAGTGGATCCCGATCGAACGCTAGGGTAATACGTCCTCGCTCATCTGTGGCTGCTACGTTGATGTACTGGAGTGACATGCTCTTCACTCTGTACTTCTCGAAGTTGTTGGCTATCCCACTCAGCCAGGGGAAGCTCGCAGCGAGCCCAGGTTGGACCGTAAAGGAAGTCACTCCAAAAGTCGTGTTTCCTGCAACATCGGCGACATATTCGCGATGACGAATTGTCACGCCACCTTTGATGCCAGTCACTCGCGGTTTGAAAACTCGCACTCGTTGTGACCGCGCCACAGGCGCGTTCGTAATAGCTCCGGTGCTCGGGGATGGATGGGAGCCGTTCCACCAGCTTCTCAGGTATGAGATCGCTTGCTGCGTGGAATAGCCCATCGATTTGAGGTAGGATTGGTTGTTGTAGACCCATGCTATCACTTGTGACCAGTCGGTCGATGATGCTACGTAGCTCACTAATGCTCCGGCCGCCATCTTCTGCGGCTGGTAGGGAACCATGCTGTTGTTCTTTCGTCTCGTCATTGTTGGTTGTTGTTGATGAACTAATTTTGTTAGATTGAAGGTTGTTATGCTTAACTTTCTCGATTATCTCGGCGCTAGGGTAAGTTGTTAGGTGATTAGGCTAATTGTTTTGAATCGATGGGGACGCACCAAGTTGCGCCCCCCCTAGAACCGTTGCCCACAATTAGGCACTCCCGCCACCCTTTCCAGAAGATTTCGGCGCCGCCTTTCTCGGCCGCCGACGTCCATTACTACCACGTGAGTTCACAGACACGGTATCGTCTCCAGCCTTCGTCTTCTGAGGCCTCCGTTTTACCTCAGCGTTAGCTGGTTTACCGCGACTTGAACGCTCACGCGTGGTCGTATTTCTCCTGGGTTGGGTTTTGGGGGTGCTCGACTTACGAATCGGCTTCGCTTTCTGTTCCTCTCTGGCAACCACATCCTCATCAACGATTATTGTGTCTGAATTCTTTGGTCTCTTGGGTTCAGCACACAGGGGTGGTGTAAGGGTTTGTTCGACTGAGGTTACGCTGTTGAGCCAACCATGGAATAGTTCGAAGTCGAATCCGAACGGTTCCAATGCTCGTACAGCGTAAGCATCCATCCATCCATCATTCTGGTTTGGATACTGAACCTCGCGGGGTGTGTCAGAGTTCCATGCTCGGATATTCGCGGTCTTCTTGTCCATCGCGATTGGTCCGTGGAGGGTAACGATTTTCGTCACGAGCTCGCCCAATATCGGGGTCTTGGCATCAGTGAGAAAGAAAGCGCGGGCCTTCTCCAGCAGCTTCTCCAGCGGTGTTACATTCGGTGGTAGTGAAACAGTTGTATGCAAATTTGCGAGT